TTTCAGATCATAGATAAGCAGAAGCAAGCTGAATTTAAAGCAAACGAAATGGCCTGGGAAGTTCATAACCCGCGTACAGACATTACAGTAGGTCGTTATGGTTATCCAGAGCTAGAGATTGCTTTAAACCATCTTCAGTACCATGAGAATACAGAGCAGTTTAATGCTCGCTTCTTCGCACAAGGCGGAACAACTCGCGGATTACTTCATATTAAAACAGGTCAGGAACAGTCTAATCAGGCGTTACAGTCATTCCGTAGAGAATGGACAAGCATGTTCAGTGGATTAAATGGAGCTTGGAAGATTCCTGTTATTACTGCTGAGGACGTTAAGTTTGTAAATATGACACAATCGTCTAAAGACATGGAATTCGAAAAATGGTTGAACTACTTAATTAATGTAATCAGTTCGATCTTCTCTATTGATCCGTCTGAGATTAACTTCCCTAACCGTGGAGGAGCAACCGGTAACTCTGGTAACACATTAAATGAGGGTAACTCTTCTGAGAAGTACCGTAACTCGAAAGACAAAGGGTTAGAGCCTCTTCTAAAGTTTATCGAAGATGCAGTAAACAAATACATCGTTTCTCAATTTGGAGATAAGTATGTGTTTAACTTTGTCGGTGGAGATAGTAAGACAGAACTAGAGATTATTAATATCCTAGAGGCTAAAGCGAAGATCGGTCTTACAATTAATGATGTGCGTGCAGAGCTAGGCTACCCAGAGGTAGAGGGCGGAGACGTAACATTAGCCGGTGTCCATGTTCAACGTTTAGGACAAATCCTTCAAGAAGAACAAGTTCAGTATCAGCGTAAGATGGATATGAACCAGTTTGTAGCGCAGCAGACAGGGTATAACGGGGACTTAGACAATGTGAATGGTAAAGGTACCCACAACAAGCAAGTAGGTAAGGACGGGCAACTAAAGGGCGCTAACAACACGAACTCTACCCCACAAGGCGGTAAAAAGGATGATGGAAGTCCGGTAAACGATTGGGAGGTATAACCTCCCTGTCTCCGTTTCCTAAACTAATTAGTGTTTGTGTTATATTATAGATAACGCCGGTCTGCTCCGAAAGGTATAACAGCGGACTATGATATAATAAAGAGAGGGGGTAATTCCTCTGAGCACACAGGAAGGTAAAATCGATCTGTTTGTTCCGATTGATCTCGAGGAGTCTATTAAAAAGAGTAATGAGAATGACACAGAGAAGGCTTGGTACCTTCGAGGTTATGCTACTACTCCGGATTTAGATTTACAAGAGGACATCGTTGATCCTAACGGAATTGATATTTCACACCTCGTTGAGCGTGGTTATATTAATTACGAGCATCACCAGGGGAACGATTACATTATTGGGGTTCCTACAGAGGGTACTCACGTTGATCCTAATGTTGGTCTATACGTAGAGGCTAAACTGTATAAAGGAAATCCTTATGCTAAAAGTATTTGGGATTTAGCTAACAATATCGCAAAGTCCGGAATTACACGTAAGCTTGGGTTTTCTATCGAAGGGTATGCGAAAGCGCGAGATAAAAGTGACCCGAGGATTATCAAGAGCACTTATATCACAAACGTAGCTGTTACTACAAACCCTGCTAACCCTAACGCAACTTGGGACGCATTCATGAAAAGCTATCTAACTGGTTTCGGAATTTCTCCGGAAACACAAACGGATGCAGCCGCACTCCGTACAGAGTCATTTGCACGAAGCTTACATAATTTATCTTACGCATACAAGCTGGTTGACCAGCCAAAAGAGCTAAAGAAAATGTGGGACGAGGTTGGTACTTACTTAGATTCGATGGGTCGTTACTCTCCGGAAGCTGCAGTTATGTTCCTACAGTTATCTAAAGGGTACTCTCGTGCAGAAGCTGTCGCAAAGATTGATAAGTTAATCCAAGATAATAAGTAGAAAGGACTGAAATAAATTGGCTGAGAAATTATCATTTCAAAAGTTAAACGCAGAGTTAGATCAGATGTCAGAAGAGCCTGTAGCAAAATCTGAGGGTGCAGAAGATACTGAGCCTAAAGTAGAGCAGGAAGAGGAGAAGGTCGAGGATAAGCAAGAAGAAAAGGCCGAAGAACCTAAAGCAGAAGAAAAAGAAGAAAAGCAACCAGAAAAAGGTGAAGAGGATGAAGAAAAACCAAAATCTCCTGATGAGCCTATTAAAGCAGAAGACATCGAAAAGTCGGAAAAGCCTAAGAAAGAAGAGGCTAAAGAAGACGATAAGGAAGACAAAGGCGAGAAGAAAGATAAGAAAAAGGTAGAGGATAAAGAAGAGAAAGAAGACGTTAAGAAGTCTGCTGAATCGACAATCTCCGAAGCTGATCTTATCGGCGCTTTCGAAATGGTTGTTAAATCATTCGGTAAAGTCCAAAAGAGTAATAGCTCTTTAGACGAAAAAGTAGAGTCTCTATCTAAATCTGTAGCAGAGCTTATTGAGCTTGTTAAAGAAAGTAAAGTAGAGAAGTCTGTTGACGTTAAGGAAATTGCTGAAGGTATTAAAGATAAGATCGAAAAGAGCGTTCAAGAGGAAGAAGTTCCTGAGGGTAAAGCTGTAGAGGCTATTGTTAAATCTGAAGACGGCGTAGTCGTTCCAGAAGTAGCAGCAGAACCAGTTGAAGAGGAGCCTAAACCTTTCGTTGCTGAAGAGCATATCGACGCAGTAACTTCTTATTATATCACTACACCTTCATTAAATGATAATGACCGTACTGAAATCCGTCATGCAGTTAACCGTGTAAAACGGGGAGAGCCTAATGAGTTTGATATTAAACTTTTCAAAGGAATTGTAGGTTACGAGGACAAATAAGAAAAAATACAGTTAACTGTTATATTAAAGAGGAAGCCGTTTTTACGGTTTCTGTCGAGAGGTTCCTCCTCCTAACCTCTCGATAACTTATTCTATTGGATATTCTAAAAATTTATATAAACCTATAAGGTTATGAAAGGACGACTTAAACCATGACAGATTCTAAAAATCGTGAATTACCACAAGGTGCCGAAACGATCATCGAGGGCATTACGAAGTCATTTACAACTGGTTTTGGTATCACTCCACAAACACAAACAGATGCAGCTGCTTTACGTCGAGAGTTACTAGACAGCGAAGTTAAAATGCTAGCGTTCCAAAACACAGATTTCACTATCTACCCTGCAATTGCTAAAAAGCAAGTTAACAGCACAGTAGAGAAATATGCAGTATTCAATCAACACGGTCGTACAGGTCATAGCCGTTTCGTTCGTGAGGTTGGGGTAGCTTCTATCAATGACCCTAACATCCGTCAAAAAACGGTTCAAATGAAGTTCTTATCTGATACAAAACAAATCTCTATCGCTGCTGGCTTAGTGAATAACATCGCTGATCCAATGACTATTCTTACTGAAGATGCTATCTCAGTATTAGCTAAGTCAATCGAATGGGCGATTTTTTACGGAGATGCAGCTTTATCAGTAGACCCTGACTTACAAGCAGGTTTAGAATTCGATGGTTTACATAAACTTATCGACCAAGATACAAACATCTTAGACTTACGTGGTGAAACTTTAACTGAAGCTGTATTAAACAAAGCAGCTGTAGTTATCGGTAAAGGTTACGGTAAAGCTACAGACGCATTTATGCCTATCGGTGTGTTAGGAGATTTCTCTAACAGCTTCCTAGGTCGTCAATATGTTTTACAACCAGCAACTAATGCTGATGGTATGGCTACAGGTTTCTCAGTAACTCAATTCAACTCAGTACGTGGCCCAATTCGTTTACATGGTTCAACAATCATGGAGAATGATAACATGTTAGATGAAACTCGTCCACAACAACCAAACGCTCCATTAGTACCTCAATCGGTAGTAGCGGCAGTAAAAACTGGTGTTGCAGGCAAATTCACTAACTATACAGGCACTCATAACTACAAAGTTGTTGTAAGTTCTGACGAAGCTGAGTCTATCGCTTCAGATGCAGTAACAGCTACAGTGGCAAATGCTACAGACGGCGTAGAGTTAACAATCACTCTTCAACCTATGTATTCAGCACAACCACAATTCGTTTCTATCTACCGTCAAGGTAAAACAACTAATCAATATTACTTGATTGCTCGTGTACCTATGTCAAAAGCAACTGGAAACGTACTTGTATTCACTGACAAGAACGATACTATCCCTGAAACAACTGACGTATTCCTTGGTGAAATGTCTGGACAAGTTCTTAGCTTGTTAGAATTACTTCCAATGATGCGTTTACCATTAGCTCAAATGAATGCTACACAAACGTTCTCAGTACTATGGTACGGTGCTTTAGCATTATACGCTCCTAAAAAATGGGTTCGTATCAAGAACGTTAAGTACATTCCAGCAATGGCTTCAGACGTTAACGTTAAGTTCTAATTAGTTAGGACTATAATAGCATAACTGAATAAACAAGTAAATAGAGGACAAGCACATCGCTGTCCTCTTTTTATTTAATAAAACCAAAATTATACATTGGAGTGAATATTTTATGTTAGTAAATCAAGAGTTAGCAAACCGCGAAGTAGCGACTGAATTCGGTAACATCACATTTAATGAAAAAGGCGAGTCAAAAGACCTTAAGCCAGAACAAGAAAAGAAGTTAGGTGATCTTCCAGGATTCGAATACCACGAAGAGAAAGTAGCACCTAAGCCGAAAGAAAAAGAGGAGAAACCTGCCGAGAAAGCAAAGGAAGAAGCTCCTAAGAAGAAATCAACTAAAAAATAAGAGGTGACGAACTATGTTTTCGAATGAGAACGATATGCCTCCTTATGGACACAATAATCCCCAATCATTGAAGCTAGAGGATGTTAACAAGTTTACTCTAGCTGACTATGGCCTATCTGTGGACGCGGTTAAGCTTAATCACTTCGGTGTAGCGGTAACCGATCCCCGGACAGGGGAGCATCTGCCTGATGCATTCTATAAGTCCAAGATTGAGGCAGCAGTCGCACAAGCAGAAAAAATGTTAGACATTGTTATCCTGCCTCGTGTTCTTTACGAGCATCATGACTTCTACAGTAATGATTTTGGTAGTTATAGCTTTATTCATACATTCCATAAGCCAATCCTGCAGGTAGAGGCTGTACGACTAGAGTATGGTGGTACGTCCTTGTATAACTATCCTACTCGATGGTGGAAGGTATACAATCTGCCAGGACACTTACAAATGCTACCTAACACAATGTTATCTGGTGGATCAGATGGGTTATCTTTAGTGCAAGCATATTCAATGTATCCGATGGTTACCGGCCTACCTAACACAGTAGGAAATAACTTCGCACCGCAGATGCTTCATGTAGAGTACGTAGCAGGAATGTTACCTCCTACACGTAGTGGAGTGACTGCACCAAATGAGATGCATCCTGACCTATGGAATATGATTATTAAGCTAGCGCTTAAAGAAGTATTCGAACAGTGGGGCCGCTTAATCATCGGTGCCGGGATCGCGAACATGTCTATCTCGATTGACGGTGTATCTCAGTCTATCGATACAACTCAATCAGCTATGTATGGTGGTGCCTCTGCGGATATCGTACAGCTAAATGAGGATATCGCTAAGCTATACACAGGACTTAAATCTTATTATGGGACAAATGTAGGACTAATCTAGGGGGTGTAAACGATGTCAGAAAAACCAGCAATTATTCAGAATATCTCTAATGCGGGTATTCGTACCGATATGCTTGATACGTTTACAAATACCGTAGGGCTCTCTGTACTATGGGAGAAGTCCTACCTATGTCCATGTAGAGATAAAGCTACTAAACAGCCTAGCCAGGCATGTCCTCGCTGCTTTGGAAGAGGTATAGGGTATCTACCTCCTGTAGCTACTAAGGTCATTATTCAGTCTCAAGAAAAAGGTGTATTCAACGCAGATTTAGGGTTAATCGATTCAGGAACAGCTATAGGTACCCCGCAAGATCGTACTATTCGTATGTCCTTCCGAGATCGTATCACACTGAATGATGTCGAGGCGCGGGTATCTCAATCGTTTATCTTTGACGTAACTGATAAGCGCATTAAAAATGGATTCTATATGGTATACGATGTCCATCAGATTGAGTTTGTTACCAGTATGGCAGGTGACCTATACGAGAACGAAGACTATACAGTTGATCTTAAAACGAACTTATTCTTTCCTAAGCCCCACCTAAAAGGAAAAATGATCTCGATTAACATCTTAACTACCCTACGTTACATGATTGCTGATCTACTCAAAGAACATCGATACGCACCTGACCAGTCAGGTAAGCAAGTAAAGATTCAGCAAAAACTATTACTGAAACGAGAAGACCTCTTTATCAGCAAGGAGGCGTTCGATTTAGGCGTAGATAATGCAGAGGTAGGGGAAATCATTGATCCTAAGAGAAAACCATCCACAGACGGCTTAAACGGCTTCTTCCGAGGCGGTTCATAATGGCTCGACGTAAATCGCAAAGACCTAAGCTATTTCAAAACAAACAGGCACCTAAAAGAGCAATGGATAATGTAGGGAAGGCATTTGTACAGAAGACCCTAGACGCAGGTATGCAAGCAGCCCAGAGCCAGAAACCGCAGAAGGATGTACAAATCAAAGTTACAAGAAAGCCTAAATATCTGGAAGTAACCGAGAAACGCTTAAACAAAATGGGTGTTGTCGATCTTAAACCATTCTTCGCACACAGCCCTAGCCGTAAGATGAAAAAGGACGGCGGTTGGTATATTCGTATCCCTATTAAGGTGAAAAAGAAAGACATGTCTCGTCGTATGTATGACCAGTTACGGACGATTAACATCTCCCCGGATAACCAACGAACGGTTATATCGGACTATCTCTATGATAGACGCCAAGCTTCTGACTCTAGCCTGCTGAATTACACGCCAGTATCATATAATATAACTAAGCAGAAAACTGGTAAACGTAAGCATACTTATGTAGCTTATCGTACCGTATCTGACAAATCACCGACAAGCAGCTGGATCGTAAATCGGGATAAAGTAAACACCGATGATACATCTAAGACCTTTATACGAAATGTAAACAGGCTAATGAAATGGAAAGCTAAGAACGGATGGGAGTGAGTTAAATGGCCTTACCTAGTATTGATACATACCTATATGACGAGATCGAAAGCAAACTGAAAATTATATTGGAGAACCGTTATATTATAGAGGAGATACTTAAAGGTGTTCAACCTGATATCGCAGCTAACTTTATTAAGGCTTATACGGGCGATAACGCTAAGGAAATTCCTATCGTATACACTATGCCCCAAACAAAGGAAACGCAGCAAGGAGCCATCTATATAGGGCTTAGAGAAGGCGAAGAAGATCGCACAAGTTTAGGTAACATTGAAGGAACCTACGCACAGCTTTCAGGTGGCCTTAAACAGCAGACCGTCACAATCGAACACGACGAAAGTAGAAATACTTGCTACTTCACTGTAGACTTCCCTATCGACCATATAGAGGTAGTTAAGGGAGTATCTTTCGCAGAGAGTGATAGGTTAACCACTGACGGAAACCGAGCCGACTTTACATACGATCCTTACTTTGTAGGGAAAGAGTTCAGCGTTATTTATGAAGCAACTGCAGGAGATGAAATTGGCCTTAAAAAAGGTTTCACCGCAACCGAGCAGTACGCTGTAATGGTCGTCTCTACGAATATGAACACTGTCCGCTGCCTAGACCTAATTGTAAAAGCAATCTTAATTATGATGAGAAGTACCGCAGAGGAGAACACGATATTCTTGCTACAGAAAGTTGTCTTCGGGCAGCTGGAAGAGCAAAACGTAGGAACTGAGGACGT